CGGACACTGAGGGATGCCGCGGACACGGTGCCGACAGCGACGGCGGTCTGTGGAGTAGGGGCGACCCGGCTTGTCGCGCCGTTCGCCGTGCCGGTTCCGGTGGCCACACCGGCCGCAGCATTGGTGGTCGCGCCGGTCGTGACCGTCGGGTTGTTCGCGACGCCTGCGGCGGTGGCCGTGATGGGTGTCGGCGAGACCTTTCCTGTCGCGCCCTGTGCGGCCCCTGTAGCGGTCGCAGTAGCCGGGGTGGGTGCGACTGCCACCGTGGCGTTGTTCGCCGTTCCTGTGCCCGCTGCGTGGCCAGCGGGGGCGCTTGTGATGCTTCCCGTCGAGACGGTCGCGTTGAATGCGGTGCCGGTGGCTTCGGCGCTGGTCGGGTTGACCTTGATGGCCGGTGAGGGGGGCTGTGCGGCCCCTGTGGCGGTCGCGGTCGCCGGAGTGGGGCTGACCTTGGTTGTGGTGTTCTCGGCCGCCCCAGTGGCCGTGGCGGCCCCCGCAGAGGCCTTTACGGACGGGCTCGGGTTGTTCGCTGTCCCTGTTGCGGTAGCACTCGTCGGTCCGGTGGCGATCTGGACCGTTGCGTCGAACGCTGCGCCTGTCGCTTCGGCACACTCAGCCGGTGCGTTCGTGCCGGTGACGACTTCAGCTGGCGAGGTTGGGAGGATCTGCCGGTGCTTGAACCGGCGTTCCCAGGTCAGACCTGGGCGAGCGGACTGGACCGGACCGGCGGCGTCCGGGGCGAGCACCCCGAGGAACGCCTTCATGAAGTCGCTGATGGAGTGGGTCGCCGTGACACTGCCGGTCGTACCCGACACCACCGCGTCACGGGTGTCGACCGTGATGACGATGACGTCTTGGCGTTCGGTGTAGTTCGTCGGCTGGGTGAACCCGCCGCCGCCGTTGAAGTTCGTCCAGAGACCGACCGCGTCACCGTTCTCGGCGGATGGGCTGGTCGACACGTTCAGCGTCGTGACCGCGGCCACGGACTCGGCGGTCCCCGGGGTCCCGTCGAACGCGTCGCTGGCGCGACCCGAGAAGAACGCGCACACCCCGGCGCAGAACGTCGCACCGGTCCAGCTGAATGTGTAGGTGCCAGCGTCGGCCGCGGTCAGCTTCTTGGAGTAGACGACCAGTCGGCCGCGCGTCGCCGCCGAGGTCTGTAGGTCAGCTTTCGCTGCACCGAACTCGGCCGGTGCGGTGACCGCCGCGGTGGACTCCATGTAGAGCCCGACGACGGCGACAAGGCCAGCAGCCGAGCTGCCTGGTACCGGGATGGCGGCGCTGGTCGCACTCGCACCGGAGAGACTCGACGAGGAGACGTAGGCCATCGGTCAGACCTCCGGTCTACGGCGCGCGTCAGTTCAGACCGTAGAAGAGCATCTGCTGGACGGTCGTCGTGTTCGCCACGTTCGACGCCGACCACGTCCCGAACAGCTCGACGTACTGCGTCACGCGCGGGTCGAGCGCGGTCCAGGTGCCGCTGAAGATCTGCTCCGGCGGGGCGGTGGACACCGCCCCGCCGGACGCGACCGTCATGTAGGTCACCGAGCCGTTGACTTGGATCGTCATCGTCGAGGTCGCGAACGCGGTGATCGTGAACCAGGCCTCGATCTTCCACCCGGCGGTGACTGCCGCGGTGGGGGTGTACGCGGTGTTGATCGTGATGTTGTTGGTCGAGGTCCCGGGCGTCGGGTTGATGTTGATGGCGTTCGCGAACGTCGCCGCCGCGGTGTTGCCGATCGTCCCCATCACCTTGAGTTCGAAGGCCCGTCCGACCGGGTTGACGCCCTCGTTCATCGCCCAACCGGCAGGGATCGAACACACGGTGTTCGTACCGACCACGCCGGTGTACGCGGCGATGGTCGTATAGGTGTTCTTCGTGATCGCCGCGGGCAGGCTGTAGAGCAGCTCGACCTGCTGGCCGGTATTGAAGCTCATGTCGTGATCCTGAACCAACCATTGGCGTGAACCACGATCGTGAACGTGCCGTTGGTCACCGAGTTGGAGCCACCGAAGTAGTTGAAGCACACACCCTGGTCGGCGACCGGCGTGGCGATCGTGTCGTCATAGACCAGGCAGCCGAACGCCGCCGCGATGTCCGCGGTCGCGCCGGACGCCACATCGGGCGAGTCGAACATGACGATCCCGCCCGCCGACGTGGTCAGCGTCTCAGTGCCCAGCGACACGCCACCGGTGGGCCAGTCGGTGCCGCCGCCGGTGGTGTCGATGATCTCCGCCGCACCGTGCCAGGTCGCCGCATAGGCGCTGTTCGCCGCGGTCGCATCCCGGTCAGGAGTGGCGCCCGTACCGTACAGCGCGGCCTTGAACACGTCGGTGCCGCCCAGTTTGAACTGCGCGGTGTCGGCCAGCACATCGGCGACGAACTGCCGGTAGATCCGCGAGTCGGTCCAGGCCATGGTTCAGTCCTCTCTTGCCGTTGCCACGGCCGTCGGTGCGTACACCGTGCAGTCCTGCCCGTCGTCGCGGGTCGTCACCACAGACATCACCGGACGGCCCTCACCATCGGTCTGGACATCCTCGCTACCCACGTAGTCACCCCGCTCGACCGGCACGACCTTCGCAGCCGTGCCGGCCGCCACGAACGGCACCGTCAGCCCCTTTAGGCCGCGGCACGAGTGGAACGGGGTATGCGGGCGCGACCCATGGGTCACATGGGTCGCGTCGCAGTTGGGGCACTCCCAGCGGTGTTCGGTCACTTCTGACGGAGCAGGGTCGCCGTGCCGTCGGCCACCGTCGCACCCACGGCCGGCGGGGACGGGTCGGATGCGCCCGTGGTGCCGGCCACCGTGACGATGTACTTCTTGCCGTCGGTGACCTGGATCTCCTGGTTGAGGGTCACCGCCGACGAGACCGGTCGGATCACCCGCCGCAGCGGGCGGCCCATCCGGTCGACGGTCGCCGTGGTGACGGTGCCCAGGAAGTCCAGCGAGTTCACCGTCGGCGCGACCAAGTCACGGCCGAGGAAGTCCTCACGGAACGTCGTGGTAGCCATCAGGCGTCAGCCTTCTCGGCGGCAGCGATCTCATCCCGGAGGCGCTGCTCGCCCCACCGGCCGTCGGCCTTCAGCCCGGATGCGGCCTCGTACTCCTCACGCAGGGCGTCGAGGTCCGCGTCGTTCTCTGCGGCCTCGTCGTCCCCTGCCTCGCCCTCGGCCGGCTCATCCAGGGCCTTGCCCTCGTCGGAGTCGCCGAGAACCTCCCGATAGTGAGCCTTCAACTCGTCGTCGTCGGTCGCGGCGTACAGCTCCGCGACCCGGGCACGGTCGATCGAACCGCTGACCCTGCCGTCTTCGTGCTCGTGCATTGCAGTGCCTCCACTCAGGCGAGGTTGACGATCTCCTGGACGCCGCCGGTCTCGACGATCATCGGCGTGAAGTACCCGGCGTACGCGACCTGCACACCCAGCACCGACGGCTCCGTGGCCTGCAGCGCACCCACACGCTGCTCGTAGACCTCGACCGCGGCGGTCGACATCACGATGCCGTACGTGGTGGCCGGCGCCGACACCAGACCCGAGGAGCAGTACGCCGGGATGCCGGACACCGAGCCGATGAGGCCCTGGCCGAAGTCGGCCGCCTGGAACCCCGTCGACTGCGCGTTCTGCGGGTTCACCGGGGCGAACAGCGAACCCCAGCTGCCAAGCCGCGCAGGCTGGATCACGAGGATCGGCCGGCCCTGACCCTTGGTCGCGGCGTACACGTTCGCGACCGCAGTCCACAGTGCGGCGGTGAGCTCGACCGCGGTGGCGACGCCACCGGACGCGGTGGTCAGCTCCACGTTGTTCGTGCCCGCGATCAGCGCCACGCCGAGCGCGGCCTCGGTCTGTACCGCGTACTGCGCGGCCAGGTCGTTGATCACGGCATCCATCATCTGCGGCGACGAGAAGTCCATGTCCTGCCGCGACACGTTGACGTAACCGCCGTAGGTGACCGCGTTGCCGGTGAGCCGCGCGATCGTCATCTTCTGACTCGACAGCTCGGCCTTCTCATCCGCGGCCGCACCGGCCGACCCCTGCACACCGACCAGGGTGCGGGCGGTGACCTTCGGGCGGTACCACGTCGCCGACGGCATGTTCTGCGGGCCGAGGGCGTTGACCATCGGCCGGGACGCGTCGATGAAGTTGAGGACGTTCCCGATGATCGGGTCCGGGATGACACCGAGGTTGTCTGACGTCTTCTGGTGCGCCGCGGCACGGTTGAAGACCTCGAGGCGCTCCATCGCCGACTTGGAGCCGGTCTGCGCGCCGATGTAGTCGGTCAGGTAGTGACCGGCGGACCGGTACTCGACCGGGCCGGTGTCGACCTCGCGGCGCATCTTGGCGTACTCCTGCTGCAGATCCACGGCCCGCTGCCGGGCCCGCTGCGAGGACTGCCGGGTCTCCTGCAGCATCTTCAACTGGTCGTCGAGCTCGTTGACGCGCTCCCGCGCCTTGCCGCTCATCTCCTTCTCGCTGGCGGTCAGGTCACGGCCTGCGTCCTGCGCGCCGGCGACCAGTCCCTCCAGGAACGCGGTTCGCTCCTCCAGCTCGCCTTCGAGGCGAGCGATCATGGCATCCGTCTGCTCACCGGACATGGGTGTATCTCCTTGGGTCGTAGAAACGGTTTCGATGGCCCTCTCGGCCAGCGAGCACCCGCTACGACCCGCCTCGTTCTGCGAGGCAACCCACGTTCTCCGGGGGGTCGGTAGTGCTTACGTCTGCAACTTGCTCAGTGCCTGCGTGAACGCAGGTAGGCGTTCAGTTCGTCCGCCTCAGGTGTGATCAACGGCGGGAGATCCAGTGCGCTGACAGGCGAAGCGCCGTCCCTGACGCCGATCGGCATAGCGCTGGTGTACGCCGGGTCGGGAGTGAATGCCAGGTGATCCATGAAGGCCCGCATGACCCGACGGCGGTGGGTGGCCCGGTCGAGTTCCTGGTCACGGCCACGTACGCCGAATCCCACCGACGCACCGAGGACCTCGTCGTCGGTCAACGCCAATGTCTCGTCCCCTAGAAGCGTCTGAGAGATGCGCACCTCGGCGACCAGACCCTCCTTGCGGGACGGCCAGAACTTGACGACCTTCCCCACAGTGCGAGTCTTGTCATGGTCACGGTTGGCGCGGACACGGTTCGGCCGCTTCTCGATCCCATCGAAGGCACCCGGCTCGAACGACTCATTCCACAACTCGCCCCGGTACTCCACCACCGCGGTCTCCCCGTAGGGCATCGCCACGATCTCGATGATCCGCTGAGCGAAGTTGACGCCCGCGACGCTCGACGCGCGCAACTCGATCGGCGCCATCAGGACCTGTTCGTCCTGGCTACGGTTACCTGTGCCGTCGAACTCACCCATGGCCGCCGCCTGCGCAAGCGCCTTCTTGCGGGCCGCGGTCTCCGAGGACTCGTCGCCCTTCGTGTACGGGTAGCAACGACCCTGCTCGCCCCACTTCCAACCGGGCCGCCCGTCGGTCTCGCAGCGTTTTAGGGGCATGCTCCACCGTCCTCACACGTCGCCACCTGTCAGCGCGGCCGACGCCAGATTGTCCTGCTCGGGTGCGTCACCGGTGAACCGCTCCATCGTCCGGACCTCTGCCGGCGACAGGGCACCGACGCCGACGAGCTTGTTGTATGCCTCGGCCCGCTCAGCCAAAGGCGGACGCGTGTACTCGTCACGGTTCAACTCAGCCTGCTGGCCACGCGGCAACGCCCAACCCGACAGTGCCGTCATCACATGCACCGCCTTCGGATTCAGCGACGACCGGTGATGGAACTCGAACAACGACGTGACGTTGCTGTAGGTCATCGAGTCGCCGCCCGACGGCAGACCCACCAGGAACGGGGGGACACCCAGCAGGATCGCGATCCGCGACTCCGTCCACTGCCCGAGCTCGAGCAGCGTCATGTCCTTCACCGACGTCGTCAGCGTCGACGGCTTCACACCGAAGGACAGCAGCGCGGGACGCCCAGAGTTACGGATCCGAGAATCGACGTACTCGTCGAGCTGGTCCCTGGCCTGGTCCCTGTTCAACCGCTGCTCGGTGGTCAGGAAGTACGGCGGCAGACCGCCCTGCTCCGCGATCGACCCGACCAGCTTCACGAGCAGACCAGCGGCGACCGCCCGCGGGCCACCCGCCTCCAGCGGGCCGATGCCACGTGCGCTGTCCGTCGTCGACTTGTACCGGATGTGCAGGATGTCGCCGGTCACATCCATGGAGCCGATGTTGTAGACCCGGCGCCCATCCTTCATCTCGGCGTTGACCATCCACGGCGGAATCACCCGGAAGTTATGCGGCCGGTCATCCGCAGTGGCCGCCATCGGCAGCACGAACGCCTCACCCATCTGGTAGTCCCAGAACAGCTGCTTGGCGAACTCCGCCCACGACTCATAGATCAGCGGATCCGGATTCGTCATCCACGTCGTCGGCTCGATGATCTTCCCCGAACGTGTCCGGTAGACCGGCATCGACGACAGGATCGACGCGTTCAAGTCCAGGCACGCCCACGCCGTGTCGACCAGTGGTCCGGCCTTCTCGTTGAACGCCGGCGTCGACCACTCCGCCGGCCAGCCCGACCACGGCGACGGCACCAGCTGCGCGAACCGCAGGTTCACCCCACCCGGCGGCGCGTCGAACTCGAAGCCGTGCGGATCGCCGGGCTCATACCCCGGCGGCCCGACACTCGACGGCGGATTCGCGTTCGCCGTCTCACCCGCAGAGGAGCCACGTAACCACGACCAAAAACTCACGGACTCCCCTTTCAGGTGAAGATCATCGGGCCGACCTGCGCCGACACCAGGCGAGCCAAAGCCACCGCCTCGAGCATCGACACATCCGGGCCCCGGACATCCAGCGCGCGCCTATCCCCCACCCGGCGCCACCGCGACGCCAGCACCGCCGCGTCAAGCTCCGGCATCCCACCATGGGCGAGCATCCCGGTATCCACCGCGTCCGCGAAATCCGCCGACGCCTGCACCATGTCGTCGAACGACGTGCGCACCACGTACACGCCCTGCTCCTCGAGCGCCTCGATCAGCACACCCGCCATGCCTTTCTCGCCCACCGCCACCGGCGCATTGTGCCTCCGCGCCACATCCGCCACCCGCGCCACGAACGCCGCCCTGCCCACATCCGCGCGCATCCGCTCCACCGGCGCCACGAAGCCATCACCGTAGGCACCCAGTGAGAACCACGACCCCGACGCATCCGCAGCCACACCCAGCGCCTCCGGAGCCGGAGGAACCTGCGCGGTCGTCAGATCCGGCCAGTTCGGGAACGCGCCACCCGCGCCAAGCCGCAACTGCCACCGGTTCAGGTACTGCGACTCGAACCCGGCCAGCGGATCCGGGTCGTCGAGCTCCACGTCGACCTCGCCGCGCAACGCCTTGTCGTACTTGAGCTGCATCAGCCGCAGCCGGGCCGGCGTCCAATACGCCGAAGCCGCCCGCCACGTCTCCGGGTCCGAGGTGTCCGAGCCGTCCGGCACACCCCACAACAGCAGCAGCGACGAATCCACCGCCAGCGAATCCGAGATCCGGCCCCGCATCAACGACGTCGCCTTCCGGTGCGCCGTCGACGTCAGCACCAGCTGCGGCGAGACCCGCTCCAACAGCGACGGCTCCATGCCCTCCGACACCGTCCGCGGATCCACTGCCCAGCCCTCGTCGACCATCCCGAGCGTCGTGTCGAACCCGTAAACACTGTCGGTTCCCCGGGCAAGCCACCGATGGTCGCCGTTCTCGACCGATTCACGCCCGATCGCCCGGATCACGCGCCAACCACGATCCTCGGCCCAATGCCACGCCCCACGCTGGATCTCCCGCACGATCCCGAGATCCTTGCCCGTGTGAATCGCCAGCTGCGGCTCATCGAACAGGTCCGGCCCCTGCTCCAACCGCCACAGCGCCATCGCCCGCAACCTGACCGACTTGCCGACACGGCGCGACGCCGACTCGACAGCCTCCGGCCAGCACAGCCAGTTGTCGCCGTCGCACTCGAGCTGGCGGACCACGGCCAGCTGCTGCCACCACCGCAGCACGATCCCGAGCTCCGACTCGATCCACTTGATGGCTTCCGGGCCATGTGAACCGGTCGCCTCCGGATGCACCGGCGACATCGCCAACGGCGGGTTACCGTCCTCCGGGACATGCAGGAACGGCTCAAGCCAGTCCGGGGCGTTCGCCAGGTGCGCTTCCCAGGCGAGCTCGGGGCGAATGGACCGGCCGCCGAACTCCATTTTGTGACTCCCCGTGGTTTTGGTCACTCTCTGTGTGTGTGGAAGACTGACTGCGGAGTCATGGTCCGTGGGTGTCAAAAAATCACAACTGCCATCGCCTGATGGTTACTTGGCTTCGACGCCCCGCAGTAGCCCTATTGCCACCCATGGGACATTCACGGCCTCGGTGCTCTGGTCCGCGGTACACGTTGCGGTCATGGTCATCATGTCCCAGTTCCCATGGTCCACTCGGATCCACCCATTGCCCGCATCGCCAGCAGTAGAACACCTCACCCTGTGCCATGCGGCGTGCATAGCTAGCCCTTAGCTTCTGATGGGACCACCCGTAACCCCGGGCTGTGGTGCTACCCCACTGCGGCATCGGTGATCCGTTGACGCCTCCCGCCACGGGCGAGCTCAGCGACGGTGTCGTGGTTGGACCACCAGCCAGCTTGGCGCAATGCGTCTGACCGCGCTTGCATTCCTCGGGTGAAGTTGCAGTTACGGCAGGACGGAACCAGATTCTCCGGGCGGTTGTCGTCACCGTAGCCGTTGAGGTGATCCGGTTGAAGGTGGTCTGGGTCTGACTTGGGGAGCCAATCAATGGTGCGGTTGCACCAGTGGCAGGTGTGGGGTCCTGGTCCGATGACGGCGTACAGGACGACGCGGTGTTCGTAGACCTTGCCACTCACTCCTGCTAGAGGGTGGTCAGGCAGGGTCAGGCTTTTGTACCGGCGGCCCTTGCTGACGGTAATGCGGGATGCGTGAGCGACCTTATCGATGCTGCCGTGGCGGTACCAGCGGTGATAGTGCATCTTGCACCATTCAGCCGCGCCGGACCGTGCCGGGTTGGTGCATCCCGGTACGGCGCAGGGCTTCGTCATCTTCGCCATGGGTACCCCCCCAGCAGTGGAGCCCCTGACCACGGGGGGGTCAGGGGCTCGAGGGTCAGCAGGCATACCTGTTCTGCTGGCACAGAGCGTGACACAGGTAGCCCGCCTACGCAAGTAGGCCCCATCATGCAGGCCTCACGTGGCACTCGCATCGGCATCGCCTAGGCTTCGTGGTCCCCTCTCGGGTGACCATACCTAGACACTTGTCATGCTGGGCTGCGATGCACTCGGCCAGCAGTATCGGGATAGGTGGCAGCTCAGATCTAGGTTCTGGCCAGCCACTGAGCCAGGCACCGAGGGTACGGATGCCGTCGACTACACCGGCTGAGACATCCTGAACGAAGCGGGTCGCATAGCCCATCGGTCATCCCACTTTCTGGG